CACTGAAACAGTTTTCCCGCCCCTATTCGAGTGCCCAGCAATGAGCTTTTCCGGGAAACCCACCACTTTTGTGGAGCAGACGATCGAGAACGACGGCTTCTGGCCGAACCTCTCCTTGGCTGAGTTCCAGAAGGGTTACCGCCTGCCGGCGGAGTACCTGGTAGACATGCTGGCCACTGATTTGACCATGGCGATGATCGAGGTCAACCACGACTTGGCCAAACTCAAGGACCAATGGCAGAACGCGGGCGTCACCAGCGTGGAATCTGCTGACCCTACGGTGCTGCAGGAGCGCACATTTCACGCAGCGACGTACAAGCGCGCCGTGTATTGCCGTGCCAAGGCCAGTTTGTTGTCGCAATTCGCCTCAGTCGTTCGCCGCGAAAGCGCCGAGAACCTGGGGAAAGAAGAACCGGAGCGCAAAGAGACCTTCCTCGAGTTCAGCCAGCAGGCCGTTCGCTCGCTGCAGGGCCGTGGCCGCATTACGGCGGTGCTGCTGTGATCAAACTTCGCGCCCTCACCACGTACTTGATCGCGTGCCGCCTGGTAGAGGCTGAGCAGCTCGACAGCTGGACTGACCAGGTGAACCTGGAACTGATCTGGAAGCCTGACCTCGACGGCCTGCGCATGGGTGACATGCGTTACAGCGCCACGATCGCGCTCGAGCGTTTTGCCGATCACCCGGGGCGACTGATGGCCTTGGTGGGTAGCTGGCTCGAAACCAATGACCAGGAGCGCGACCGCGACGAACTGCCGGCGCCGAAGTTCGATATCACCATGCTCGACAGCGATCTGGCCGACGTCGACATCACCCTGGAATTCAACGAGCCGCAATACCTGGCCGAGGATCCCGCCGGCGAGATCGAAGCCTTCGGCAAGACCTGGGCGTTTGTCCCGTTTGACCTGTGGATTGCCGAACACGGCGAGGTGGCGAGCAATGCCCGGCCGTAGCACTTTCGAGCTCGATGCTCGGGGCTACCTGGGCATTCGTGAGCAGTTGGCATTGCTCAGCCTGCCGCCGCAGCTGCGCCGGCGCCTGCTCAATAACGTCACCAAGCGCGTGCGGACGATGAGCCGTAAGCGGGCGCGAGACCAGCAGAACCTGGACGGCACGCCGTTCGAGGCGCGCAAAGGATCCGCCAAGGGCAAAAAGAAGATGGAAGCCGGCCTGGCCAAGCTGATGGTGGTCACTCGCGTGAACGCCAATGAGGCCGAATTGGGCTGGCGCAACGCACTGACCAGTTGGGTCGCGTCGCAGCAGCACCACGGCGTCAGCGAGCGCCGCACCGCCGCCCAGATGCGCAAGTGGAACACCGTTCCCGTAGGTCTGGCTGCTACTGAAAAACAGGCCAAGCGCCTGCGCCGGCTGGGCTTCAAGGTCCGCCAGGAAGGCAAGAAAAGTCTCACACGCCCGTCTGTGGCGTGGATTCAAGAGCATGTGAATTACGCCAAGGCCGGTCTGCTGATCCGGATCCTGGACGATGAAAAAGCCGAGAGCAGCGGCGCCCAAAGCTGGGAAATCACCTTGCCCAAGCGCCAATTCATCGGTGCCAGCACCGAGCGCGACACCAGCCTGCTGCTGAACCAGGTGCTCCAACAAATCCTTAATTCTCCCCGCTAGCGAGGCACTGCATGGCACTTGGCAAAGTCAGCGTAAACAATCTCAATCTGGGCCAAGGTGCCGTGACTGAGATCGAGCGCTATTTCCTTTTCATTGGCACCGGTGCGAAGAGCGTCGGCCAACTGATTCCTTTGAACACCGACAGCGACCTGGAAAGCGCACTGGGCATTCCCGCCAGTGACCTGAAAACCCAGGTTACTGCCGCCAAATTGAACGGTGGCGATCGCTGGGCATGCCTGGCGGCGCCGATCGCGGCGGATGGTGACTGGTCCGACGCACTGGAGATGGCTCAGCAGCAGGGGTTCTCCGTCGAAGCGGTCGTAATCACCAAGCCGGTGACGACTGCAGCGCAGCTGTCGGAAATGCATGACGCGGCGATCGAGCTGAATAACGTCTACGGCCGACGAGCTTTCGTGATGGCGGCCAGTGCCGGCATCACTCCGCTGCAGACCTGGGATCAATATCTGATCGAGCAGCGGGCGATTACCACGGGCTTGGCCGCGCCGCGTGTCCTAGTCGTGCCTCAGCTGCACGGCAATGACCTGGGCGTGCTGGCCGGTCGCTTGGCGAACGCCGCCGTGAGCATTGCCGACAGTCCGATGCGTGTGGCTTCCGGCGCCGTGCTGGGCTTGGGTGCTGTACCCAATGACCTTGATGGTGTGCCGCTGCCTTCCGCCATTCGTGCGGAGCTGGATAAGGCGCGCTTCTCCGTGTCGCAGACCTATCCGGATTACCCGGGCGTGTTCTGGGGCGACGGCAACATGCTCGATGCTCCAGCGAGCGACTTCCAGGTGGTGGAGTACCTACGTTTGGCGGACAAAGCCGCTCGCCAAGTGCGCCCGCTGCTGATTCTTCGCGTTGCCGATCGCCGGCTCAACAACACCCCCAACAGCATGGCCGCCGCTATCAGTGCGCTGATGAAGCCACTGCGCCAGATGGCGAAGTCCGCCACGTTCGCTGGCCAGGTGTTCCCTGGTGAGATCGCGGCACCCAAGGACGGTGACATCGTCCTGGTCTGGCTCACCAAAACCAAGGTTGAGATCTACATCAAGATCCGGCCGCTCAACTGCCCGAAAGACCTGACGGCCAACATCGCCCTCGACCTTTCCAACGACGATTCGGAGTAAGCCCCTATGTCACGTATTGGCGGCAAGAACTTCGACGTGAACCTGGGCGATCTGCTGGTTCACGTCGAGAGCTGCACCCTGGATGTCACGGACAACACCGCCGTGGCTCAGAGCCGAGGCGTACCCAATGGGCACGTAGACGGCGACGTATCAGCCAGCGGGGAAATGGAGTTCGACACCAGCAACTTCAATCTGCTGATCGAATCCGCCCGCACGGCCGGGAGCTTTCGCGAGCTCGCACCGTTCGACGTCGTCTTCTTCGCCAAAGCCGGCGACGAGGAACTGCGCGTTGAGGCGTTTGCCTGCAAGTTGAAGGTTTCCAGCCTGCTCAGCGTAGACCCGAAAGGCGCGGAGAAATCCAAGCACAAGGTGCCGTTTGACGTCACCAGCCCGGATTTCATCCGTATCAACGGCGTGCCGTATCTGGCTGCTGCTGAGATCGAGGGCCTGCGCTGATGACTTGCCCGTTCGATCGCGCCCAAGCCACGGAGCAACGCCAACGCGACCAGGCGATTGCCGCGCAATTGGCTCAGTCGCGCCCGATCGGGCCAAGCCGTAGCGAATGCCTGGACTGTGACGATGAGATCCCAAAGGCGCGCCAGGCGCTCGGCGGGATCTTGCGTTGCGTGCCATGCCAGTCAATTTTTGAGAAAGAGGTTCGCCGATGAGCACGAATCAGGCCGCTCAGGACACCGCCATTGCATTCGCAAAGGCAGCACCGGCAATCGGCGTGGCGGCTACCGGTGCGACAGGGGCAGTGGACTGGTCGGCAGTCGCTTACATGCTGACCGCACTCTACATGGTGCTGCAGATCGTGCTGCTGGTCCCCAAGTACCAACAAATGCTGCGCGACTGGAAGAGCAAGTTATGAACCTGCGCACCAAGATTGCCACCGGCGCCATTGCGCTGGCCAGCGCTTCCTTGCTCGGTTTTCTGGGCAAGTGGGAAGGCGAGGGTCAGAACGTGGTGTATGCCGACAATCTGGCCCGTGGGCTGCCCACGGTGTGTAAAGGCATCACCCGCCACAGCAGCCCTTATCCGGTCGTGATCGGTGATTACTGGTCGGACGCTCGCTGCCACCAGGTGGAGCAGCTGGTGATCGAGAAAGGTCAGCTAGCCCTGGCTGACTGCCTGACGAATCAGACGATCGGGCAGAACACCTTTGATGCATTGAGCAGCCATGGCCACAACTTCGGCGTACCGAGCACATGCGCCAGTCGGGCCGTGGGGCTGATCAATGCCGGACGCGTCCAGGACGGCTGCAAGGCATTGGCCTGGGGCCCCGACGGCAAAACGCCGGTGTGGGCATTCATTACCGATTCAAAGGGCCAAAAGCTGTTCGTGCGCGGCCTGCATGCGCGCCGTCTGGCAGAAGCGGAGCTGTGCGCCCGATGACTATTCCCCCGCTGCGCCTTGCCGTTTTTTTACTCGTCTGCGCTTTGCTGGTGTGGGTTGCGTTTGACCAGGTGACCGATCGGCTTGCTGCTGCTCAAGGCGAGCGCGACACCGCCCAGTCGGAGGTCACCGGCCTGCGCGAAGCGGCGCGAATCAGCGGCGAGATGTTGGCCGCGCGTGATGAGATCGATCTTCAACGTACCCAGGAGCTGAGCCATGCGCTCAATCAAAACGATGACCTGCGTCGTGCTGTTGACGCTGGCAGTCAGCGGCTGCGCCTCGCTGCCACCTGCAGCACCCCGAAGCCCGCCCAAACCAGCGCCGGCGGCGTGGCTGATGCAGCAACCGCCGAACTCACAGCAGACGCTCGATCGGATTATTTCACCCTCAGAGATCAACTCGCCCTCACCCGGCAAATGATCTTGGGCCTGCAGGACCATGTGCGCCGGGTCTGCCAGCGCTGAACGTCAACCTTCAATCTAAATGGAACAACAAGATGACCGAGAAACGCGAAATCACCCTGGAAGTCGGCGACAAAGAATTCACCTTCTCTCTGACGCCCCAGGACGTGACCAAGTACTTCAACGCCATGACGGCCAACAACAAGGTGTCGCCGTCGCACAACCTGCTGATCAACACCGGGCTCCACGCTGAGCGCGACGAGCTGCGCAAGGTGCTGCTCAACCCGGTGATGACCATGCAGATCTCCGGTGCACTGCTCGAGGAGTACGCACCTGACATCGAAGTGATCGTAAAAAAGCACTCGAGCACGCTGAGCGCCTGAGTGAGGACGGACTAGGCCAGCTGATGGCCCTGTCCAGTCGCTGGCTACCTGGCGCCGAGCCCACACCCGAAGTGATGGGCACCGCCAAGTGGCTGGAGGACGAGCACTGGAGACGCATGGAAATCGCCGTGGCAAACGGCATCGCTTACGCACTGAACGGATAACCGCACATGGCTGACCGCGCCGCCCGCCTGGCCTTCATCTTGAGTCTGACCGACAAGGTCACTGCGCCCTTGGGCAAAGTGAAAATGGGGTTCTCCGATCTTGCCGAGAAGAGCGAAAAGAACATCAAAACGATGGGCCTGGGGCTGGGCGGCATGGTCGGCGCCGGCGTAGCAATCACTCAATCGTTGGCACCGGCCTTGGAAATGAACCGCGCCTTGGGCGAGGTTAAATCGCTGGGCGTGGCCGAGGACGCGTTGAACGCGCTGAATCGCAAGTCGCTGGAGTTTTCGGTGGCCTACGGTGCGAACGCCCGGGATTTTGTGGCGTCTGCGTACGTGATTGAAGGCGCTATCAAAGGGCTGGCCGGCGACCAACTGGCCACGTTCACCAACACCAGCAACCTGCTGGCCAAGGCAACCAAGTCCGACGCGGACACGATGACTGCCTACGTGGGCACCATGTACAACCTGTTCAAAGGCCAGGCCGATGCCATGGGCAAAAGCGAATGGGTTGAGAAACTCGGTGGCCAGACAGCATTGGCGGTGCAGCTGTTTCGCACCGACGGCGCCCAGCTCAAGGACGCCTTCAAGGAAGTCGGCTCGATCGCTACGACGTTCGGGGTGGACCTGGCCGAGCAGTTCGCGGTGATCGGCTCGCTCAGCAGCACCATGGAAGGCGGCGACGCCGGCGGCATCTACAAATCATTCTTCGAGAACATCGGCGGCGCATCGGAAAAACTCGGCCTCAAATTCGTCGACCAGAACGGCAAATTACTGCCGATGCTCGACATCCTTGGCAAGCTGGAAGGCAAGTTTGGCGACCTAAACAGCGCGTCGACCGGCGCCAAGCTGATCGAGGCCTTCGGCGGGGAGGGCGCCCGGGTAATCACCGCGCTGACCAAGGACACCGAGCGCCTGCGCAACGGCATGGATCGGCTGGGCAAAGTCCGGGGGTTGGAGAATGCCGAGAACATGGCCAAGTCGATGGTCGACCCCTGGCAGAAATTCGCGTCGGCGGTCGAAGCGCTGCGCATCGCCTTTGGTCAAGTGCTGATCCCGATCCTTGCCCCCCTGATGGACAAACTGGTGGCGATCGGGGCAACCCTGAGCCGCTGGACGCAGTTGTTCCCGAACATCGCCCGCGTCATTGGCATCACCACGCTGACCGTGTTCGGGATCATCGCCGCCATGTCGGCGCTTACCCTGGTGATCGGTATCAGCCGCATGACCTGGTTGGGGATGATGACGGTCTGGAAGGTGGTGCAGTTATTGAACTTGCGCACCGCTGCCAGCTTCGTGCTGCAGAAGCTGGCGATCTTGGCCTACATCGCTGTCATCTACCTGCTGAGCGCGGGGCTGGCCATCGTCCGTGGCGTCATGCTGATGTGGCAGGGCGCGATCTGGCTGGTCAACGCGGCGCTGCTGGCCAACCCGGTGGTGTTGATCGTGGCGGGTGTGGTCGCATTGGTCGCGGCTGTGATCGCCGCCGTCTACTACTGGGACGAATGGACCGCCGCGCTGCTCAATAGTGACGCCTTCAAATGGGTCAGCGACCAGTTCAAGACGCTGTCCGACTGGTTCAACTCCATGGGCGGCTGGTCAGCCATGGCCAAGGGTGCCTGGGACAGCATCGTCGGGGTCTTTTACAAGGCCATCAATAGCCTGATCGAGATGATCAACAGCATCCCCGGCGTGAACATCGAAGCGAGGTTCGGTGGCATGCCCGAAGTGCCGGGTGTCGACGCGGCGATGACTGCAGCCAACACCGCCGAGGCCGCGCAGAAAGCGAAACAGACCATCAATGCGGCAATCCCCAGCCTTTCCCCGGCGCGGCCTTCAGCCGTGCCGCCTGGTGGGCTGCTGACCCGCATTCAGAACACCAGCAACCAGAACAAGGGCACGCACGTCGAGAACGTGAACATCCACACCGCCAAGCCAATTACCCCGTTGGAGCTGGAAAACATGGTCGCGATGGGGGTGGGCGGATGAGCCTCTACATCGATCTGCTGATCACCAATAACGACTTGACCCTGGATCCCTCGAGCCAGCCGCTGCTGGTGGACGATCGGGCCAGCATTGCCCAGGACATCGGTCACATGATCCGCGAAAGCGGCCTCCTGGTGACGCTGGTCGCCGAGCGTGACCGATTCCGACAAGCCGACTGCATTCAGCAACTGGAGCTGCTGGTGGAGACGGACGTGCGCCTGGTACCGGGCACGGTGCGGATCCTCGAGGAAGGGAAGGGCAAGTACCTGGTTACGGCCAAAACCGTTGAATTTGGATCTGTCGAGGTAGTGCTGTGAGTGACGTAGATTTCAAACAGGCGTTGAGTGACGCCGGCATTCCGACCACCGAGGCCAAGTTGCGTGCGGCTTGGGAGCTGGAAGTCGTCGCCCAGGGCAGCAAGTTGAGCAACACCAGCGCCTGGTCGCCATTCTGGCGAGTGATCACCGCGTTGGTGACCAAACCGGTGATGTGGCTGATCGAGTTTATCGCCGGCACCGTGTTGCCGAACTTCTTCGTGAAGACCGCGATCGGCGCCTGGCTGGACATGCTGGCCTGGGCGGTCAACGTCACCCGAAAGCCAGCGACCAAGGCCGAGGGGTTGTTGCTGTTCACCCGCAGCGCGCTGGCCGGCTTGCTGGAAGTTCCGGCCGGTACCCGTGTGCAGTCGATCGCGATCAACGGCAACGTGTACGAACTGGTGACGGTGGCAGCGGCCAGCTTTGCCGATGGCGAATCGCAGATCCGCGTATTGGCCCGGGCGAAACAAGCCGGCAGCGGGTTCAATCTCGCACCAGGTTACTTTTCAATTCTGCCCGAGCCGGTGCCCGGGGTGGTCCAGGTGGTGAACGCTGATGGCTGGCTGAGCCAACCCGGCGCCGACACCGAGCCCGACGACGAGCTGCGCCTGCGTGTACGTAACCAGTTCTCGGCGGTCAACCAGTGGCACACCGACGCGGTATATCGCGCCATGATCGCCGCCTTCCCGGGTGTGCAGCCGGATGGTGTCTACTTTGAGCACAACGCGCCCCGGGGCCCTGGCAGTGCCAATGCCTTTGTGCTGTTCGAAGCCGACTCGCCGGCGGACACCTTCCTGGCTGAAATCAACAACTACATCCGGGACCAGGGCAACCATGGCCACGGCGATGACCTGTTGGTGCTGGAGATGCCCGCCACGCTGCACGCCGTCAGCTTGACGGTCTGGCCGAAAGCCGAAGTGGGTGCCGAACGTCATCCAGCCTTGAAGGCCGATATCGAGCTGTACATCCGCGCCGCATTCCGCGAAAGCACAGACAGCGATTACCAGCCAACGCTGACCCACCCGCAATCTCGGTTTTCCTTCAGTCGATTGGGCGAGGAGCTGCACCAGCAATTCCCGGGCATCGACTCGCTGAAGTTCGACAACGTCGACATCATTTCAGAACTGACCATCCCGCGCCTGTCCGGGGTTGAGGTGGTTCTGAATGCTTAAGTTGAGCCTTCCTTTCTGGCTCGACGGGCCGGAGCTGGCCAAGCTCAAAGCGGCCGCGCAAGCCTGGTGGAGCAAGGTCGAAAACTGGCTGCACTGGCCGTTGCTGCAGATGGACGCCGAAACCTGCCACCTGAGCGTGCTCGATCTGTTGGCCTGGCAGCGCGACATTCAGCGCTTCCACGGTGAGCCAGAAAGGCTGTACCGGCTGCGGGTGAAGTACGCCTTCATCAACGCCGTGGACGCCGGCAGCACCGCGGGGATGGTTCGCATTTTCGAACGCCTGGGCGTGGGATATGTGGAGATCCAGGAGCGCCTGGACGGGCTCGACTGGGACGTGGTCCTTCTGCACCTGTCCGACAAACAGCTGAGCGAAAACCCGGTGTTGCTGCGCGTCCTGATGCAGCAATACGGCCGCACCTGCCGGCGCTACGACTTCGTCACGATTACCCCGGTGGCGCTGAACATCGGCGTGGCCGACTTCAACGACGACCAGCAGACCCTGATTGCCACGCTGGACGACAGCGCAAGCCGCCTGGTCGTGATCAACGAGCTCGCAATCCTCACCTTTTTGAACCCATTTTAGGAGCACCCATGGGAGCTAGCATTACCCTTGCCGGCGAGAGTCTGATTGCCCAAAAGCAAGGCGCTGGGGAGAAGCTGGAGATTGCTCGCTTCGTTCTGGCCCTCGTGCCAGGCCTTGACCCGAACGCCCCGGTCGATCGCGCAGCCGGCAAGCCGCCGGCGGAGCAAATCGTCTTCACCAAAGCCTACGACCGCAAAGGCTATGTCAGCCCCAACCAGGTGATCTACAGCCTGATGGTGGGCTCGGATGTGGGGGACTGGGATTTCAACTGGATCGGCCTGGAAGCCGTCGGCGGAGAATTGCTCGCCGTCGCGACCGTACCGGTACAGCAGAAACGCAAGAACATCCCGCCGCTGCAGATCGGCAACAACGTTACCCGCAACTTCCTGGTGGAGTTCAACGGGGCCCAAGCGCTGACAGGCATTACCGTCGACGCCAGCACCTGGCAGCACGACTTCACAGTCCGGCTGAACGGCATCGACCAGCGCGAGCGCATGAGCAATCGCGACGTGTTTGGCCGTGTCTGTTTCCTGGCCGACAGCCTGCAGATGGAGCAGAGTTTTGGTCTGTACCAGGTCAAAGCGGGGATTGCTTATGTCGAGGGCATCCGCGTCGAGCTGGCCGAGCCGGTCCAGGTGCAATTGCCGGCGCTGCCGGTCAAAGCCTGGCTGGATGTCGCACTGGCTCGTGAAGGCAGTGACACGGTCGCCACTTGGCAAGTGGTCTTTGGTGAGATCAAAACGGACTCCGTCGACAGCAACGGGACCGCCCACTACCTTGTGGAGCTGGCCAGCGTTGAAGTCTCGGGCGCTATCACCGACCTACGGGCCAGCGAGCCCATCACCGGTGCCCTGGTCAAACAGTTCGCGTTGCGCAACGGCGACTATGAAAACCTACGCGCTCGGGCCACCACCAAGGACGACGTCGACCTGGGCAATCTGCCCAACGCCAAAAGCGATGATCCGGATACCGACAGCAGCGATATTCTGGCGACGACCAAAGCGCTCAACGCTTTGCGCAAGGCCATTGCTGACGCCGAAGTCGGTCGTATCGGTACGTTTGCGATGGCCACGCCACCACCTGGTTGGTTTCGGGCCAATGGTGCGGCGGTGTCGCGCACGACGTATGCCGCGTTGTTCGCCAAGATCGGTACCACTCACGGTGCCGGCGACGGCGTCAGCACCTTCAATCTGCCGGATCCACGCGGAAAGTTTGTTCGCATCTGGGATGACGGACGGGGGATCGATGTCGGGCGGGTGTTTGGCAGCAACCAGGCTGATGAAATGCGCAGCCACAACCACCCTGGAAGCTCCGCCGGCGCCGGCGGCCATACCCATGGTGCTTCGAGCGACACCCAGGGCGCGCACACCCACAACGTCCACTACGGCAACATCACCCCGGACGGTTCGGACCCTGGCACACCGGACGAACCGCGAAATCCAATAAACGGCACCGACGCCCCTACCGTTGCAACCTCCACCACTTCGGCAGGCGCGCATGCACACAACATCACCATTAATGCTGTGGGCGACCACTTACACGCCATCACCGTTGGTTACTTCGGCGGCACAGAAACGCGCCCGCAAAACATCGCCTTCCTTGCCTGCATTAAGTATTGAGGCCATTCATGGACACCAAAGTCGTTTATCAAACTGATCACCTGGGTATTTACACCGGCAAGACAATGGCTGATCGATCGCCGCTGGAACCGGATGTCTGGCTGATCCCGGGCGGGTGTGTTGAGGTCGCGCCGCCGGAGGTACCGGAAAGAAAAGCCGCGTTTTGGGATGGTCGGAAATGGCAGCTGGTTGACTCGTACCAGGGGCTGACGGTCTACAACACCACAACCCGCGCTCCCCTGGTGATCGAGCGTGCCGGCGCGCTTCCGGTCGGCTACACCTTGGAAGTGCCAGGCCCGGGCCAAATATGGGGCGATGGGCATTGGATCGACGACATTCCGACCGTGATCGAGCTGCGCTACACCGTGCAACTGGCGGCGGTCAATAAAGCCTGTCTGCAAGAGATCACCGGCGGATTCTGGTCGGCGGCGTTGGGCGATCGCTTTTTCTATGACTCGGCGATCGAGGACCAGTTGAACCTGACTGGCTTAATTCTTCGCGGCATCGGCGGCGGTTACGCCTGCCGCGATGAATCCGGGAGGGCTGACTTTCGGGATCACACCAGCGATCAGCTGCTACAGATCGGCAATGAATTCACCGAGTTCAAGCTTCAGCGT